TTTTGTTATCGCATCTAATCCGCCAGAGCTTGAATTTAGTGCGGCTATTTGCTCAGCAGTAACCAGTTCAAACTCCATTGATTGAGTTTGATTATCAAAATATTGAACTTCTACCTCTGTATATTTAAGTCTTGCTCCTTGATTTTGATATGTAAATCCTTCCTCAGAGACATTTGAGTTGTTAAAAATATATTGTGCATCAGATGTATTTGTAGATGTATTGGTGGGTCTATCCTGTGATATTTGTAAAGTGCCATTGCTGTAAAAAGGCATGGCGTTCATCACAGCACAAAGATTATTTATCAAGTTATATGCATCATTTTTTTGATTCAAAATTACATTGCAACTAAATCTAGGCTCCGTTGTGCCTGTTATGGGATCATCTACCAAAGCACTGGCGTAAGCACTGGCAGAATAAAAACTAAAAACATCAAGATTTTCTTCTTGTACAATTCCTCTTTCTGCAACAGAACCATCGCTGTTTAATTTATCTCCAAAACCTTTATCAGTTGTCAATATGTCATACAAAACCCATGCGGGGTCAGAACACCATTCTTTATCTGTTTTAAATGTTCCGTTAAATGTATATCCAGATGGATATATAACCCTGCCATTTGTACTGTCAACAGTTGTACCATTGGGAACTTTAATTTTTGTTCCTTTAATCCGGTACATACGCCTTGGATAATTCTGAAATTCCTGTGCATTAAATCTAAGAGCAACATAAGCAAAACCTTGATATGAACTTACATCTGATTGTATTTCAGTAAAAGAAAGCCAGTTTGTAGAATTTTGCAATCTAACATCGGTGCCATCTGGTGTATTTCTAAAAACACTTAAAGTCAAAGGAAAACTCATTGCCCTTTCAAAAATAAGCTCAAAGTCTTTTACATAAGGACTTGCAGCTTTTCCATTGGTTTTATCAAGAATTACAGGATTATTAATTGTGCCATTGTTTTCAGTAATTCTTATAGAAATTTTTGCCTCTGCACCAACTACATCACCATTATCTTTAAATTCCTGCATCGCTGGGAATTGAATAGTAACTCTTAATTTATCAACTAATTGGTTACCATCTGAATCTAAAACACCTGTAACTGTTCTTGATAAACCTGTACTTGTTTTTACTGTGCAATCACCTTGAAAAGATTCATTTTGAAAAGTTGTATTTATAACAAATGAACTTGTAGTAGGGATAGATAGTATATTTTCAATTTGTGGCTTTTCAGTCAAATTTACTGCTGAAGCAGTTGTATTTGTCCACTGAACAACTTCTCCAACAGAATAACCATGCGCACCACCTGTCAAACCAACAAGCATTTGATTCGCACCTAAATTAACAGTTACACCACCAATAGTTGTTGTTTGTCCATCACTACCAGCAAGTGTATAAGTACCTGTTTTTGTTGTTGCAAAAGGACTATTAGTTAAAGGAACTCCAACAGAAATTGTATTTTCGATTGCATTTATTTCTTTAGTAGGCGTTTGATCATCAGCCCCATTTTTAACAAATACTTCTACATCAGAAAAATTTTCTTGACCTAATGCATTCTGTAGAGGTGTATTGTCTAAAAAAACATTTTTTCTAAAAGTACTTGAACCAGCCCCACCTTCATCAAGTATCCCATCTATTTCTCCGTAACCTAGTAAATCAAGAACTGTTGCAAACTGCTTTGATCTAAGACCCTTATCGATTAAGTCAGGATCAACAAGCCCTCTGCCACTTGGGGTTTTGCCAAATAATTGATCATCAACTTGTTTTACCATTAGGTTATTCTTTCCCTAGTAATTTGGGCAGTGTCAACGCCAGAACTGATCAAAATTGAGCCGCTAAACACAAGTCCATATAAAATTGGCACCGGAACACCACTGGTACTAACGTTTTGAATACCGCTAAAAGAATATGATCCTCTTATCCTTGGATCAAGATCACTTACAGACGATTGGTTTTGAAATGAATTTTGTGGAGAAATTAAATCTGTGATACCTCCAATAATCATTGAAGTTCCAACTGAGGTTAATAATCCAGCTAAAACAGTTCCAAAAATAAAACTTGAAGCTGCGGCGGTGGCAAGAGCGGCTCCACCACCAACTAAAATAGCGCCACCAATAAATTTTAAAATTGATCCTGTTGCAACTGGTATGATTTGAATATCCCCCTGTCCTGACATTGATAAATATTCTTCAGTTACTTCGTTACCACCCATTTTAACCTTATAAAATTGATCATTCATGTGTTTTTGCACACCTTTAAAATTTGCCATTAAAAAACTCATTGCTTGTTGAGGTGACTTTACGGCAGCTTCAAAATAAGATTTTCCTAAAAATCGTCTTAATTTTCCATATACTTTAATTTTTTTAAGCTGCATATCTATAAACCCCTCTTAGTGCTTGTTGATATTTTAAATCAAAAGTTTCCCTACAACTTAAAGATCTTATATTATGAATCAATATCATGTTGTCACCAATATACACAGCAGTATGATCTAAACTACCTGTATTAGATTGAAAAAGCAAAACATCACCAACTTTTAAATTATCATTTGTTTTTTGTTTTAAAAAATTAGATTCTGTAAGAACTTTATCAAAATATGGATCATTACTAAAATCTTTTATTTTTTTTGGTCTAGGCCAGTGTTTTATATTTATATTTTTATTTTCTTTAAACCAGTCAGTTACAATAGACCAACAATCATATTTGCCCCAAATAAACTTACGTCCAATAAGTGAGGGAGCTTTCCAGCCTTCCGGTTCTAATTTTTCCCAATGATTATGCTTAACACTGTGAATATAATATGGAAATCCTATATGTTCGCAAGCTGCTCTGTCTGTATCTGATGGTGTAGCGGCTCCTACAGGATGGCTATGTATTACACCAATAACTTCTCCTGTATCTTCACATTCTGCCCAGTCATCAGGGTCAAGCATAAAAAATTCATGTTTACCCTCAGCTAAATTTTTACAAGGCCAAAAAGTTTCTTTACCTTTTATTATTGCTAACAAACCACAAGCCTCATCAGGTGCTTGTTTTTTTGCATATTTTTCAAATGATTTTTTCCAAGACATTTTAAGCATTTACAAAAGTACCCACACCCGGAAAATCTGCTCTTGTTACAAGTTTTTTAGGTGCGGCAACACCAAACAAATCAAAAGACCCTACCATTTCAAACTGAACTACATCCCTATTTTCTGCAGTTTTTCTTTCAATAAAATATACCTCTCTTGGAAACTCAGCCGAAGGGTCTGGTGTTCCATAAGGATTAACGTTACTTGGAAAGTTTGCTGCATCAAGAAACCTACTAAGAGTTCGTCTTCTAGTAACTTTTGCCCCTGCAAGATCAGAAAAGGCTGTTGTTTGATTTGTTAATTGCAGTATGGCGGTAATAGTTCCAAGTAAATTAGAAAAAGTCAGTGTCGGTCTTGGCAGCTTTCCTTTTCCAGTATATTTGAAACCTTCAGCCTTAACAGGGATTCTTGTATATGTATTTGATTGCCATACTATATCAAGGCTATCTTTCATATTATTACCTGCATGAAATAAATAAACAGTTGGAACTGTTATAGAACTATTTACATTGAAAGATACATTTCCGCTTGTCGATTGCGAAGTTGTACCAGTAACAGTAAAAGTATTTGTAGCGACTGTTTGTATGGTATAAACACCATCAATTCCATTTCCAGAAGTAAAGTCAAGACTTAAAATTAAACCAGCAGAAAAACCATGTGAATTAAGTGTGATTGTTATTGTGGTTCCACTTTGAGAATATGCACAACCTGTTTTTGCTGATTTCGTATAATGAACATCAGCTTTTAGTTCAACAGAATATAACTCAATAATTGATTTATTAGTAAGTTCTTGTAGTTCAGCAGTTGGAGTAGACATCAGGGTTCAAAAACCTCCCTAAAAGTTGTGCTTATTATTGCTCTGTTGTTGTAAGGTATTGTTTTTGTCCAAGTATCACAAACATATTGACCAGCCCCAGAAAGAGTAATCGAAACATTACCGCTATTGGTGGCAGAACTGGCAGCCGTAACAGTAAAGGTATTTGCATCAGCAGATGAGGCAACAACAAAATCACCATCAGTTGCAGAGCCGCTTGTATAATCAATTGTCAGAACATCACCTATAGCAACTCCATGTGAGGTGATACTGATAGTCACAGTAGTACCACTTTGCGAATATGTCCCTGTTTTTGTAAAGCCTTCGGCTGGTGGGGTAAATGTAAAACTTGCTTGATCGTTTACTCTACTTCTTAAAAATGCTTCTATGACATCTGCATCAGTCTCAGACACGTTAAAAGTAAGATCATATACTTTTGGATCTTGAGATAAAGGAAGGCCATATAAAGCCCTAAATTCATATCCATCACCCAACGAAGAAACTCTTACTTTGGGTTTACTTGTTTTTCTCATCCCATATGTGGGAGTTATTGATGGAAATGTAGCCATTATCTATTTAATAAACCCCCTGCCCTTTGTTCATCAATTATAGTTGCTTGCACAACGCTGGCAATAAGACCTCCAAGCTGATCTGCTTCAGATCCACTTCCTTGAACAGAGGTTCCAGAGGCATCAACATTTACAGTAATCATATTATTTGTTGTACCGCCTCCACCGATTGCATTGTTTGGAATAATAGTGCCAGCAGTACGAGGAACAAATAATTCTGGCCCTCTTTCACCAACAATAGATGCTTTACCAACTGGAGGTGTACCACCATTTGCAAATCCAAGAGTGGGACTTAAATTACTTGTAAATTTAAAAGCATTTGGACCACCTAAAAATGGATTACTTTTTTTCCCACCACCAAAAGCACCGCCTAATCCTTTACCTAAAAGTCCTAATAAACCTCTTTGTAATTGATTAGCCATCATTTTTGCAGCAGTCTGAGCAAAATGATTTGCTATGCTACCCAACATATTTCTAAAC